GAGGTGATAGTAGTCGACGCAGGCTCGTCTGATGGTACGTGGGAACGCTTACAAGAAATGGAAGGCATTCGAGCATACAAGCATGATGTTAATTTTGATCATCCTCGATGGGCAATTAAATCAGATGGCGAATTAAAAGCGAAAGCTAGAAGTTATGTTACAAGTGATTGGGCTTGGCAGATGGACGTTGATGAAGTGATATATCCGGATGAAAGAGAAAAAATACAATACTTGCTACAGAGTGCACCGAAAGCTTTTGACTTAATATCTTTGCCCGTTGTAGAATACTGGGGCTCTACAGGAAAAATTCGTATCGATGTAAACCCCTGGAAGTGGCGTCTTAGTCGAAATAAAGACCATATCACTCATGGGATCCCGAAAGAATTGCTAGCTTTAGATGATGAGGGTTTCGAATATGCTCTCAAAGGAACAGATTCTTGTGACTACATCGATACAAAGCTATCTGAAAGAATACCCCACGCAACATTTTACGATGAAACGGCTCACAAAATCAGAGTCAAAGCTTTGAATAATTCAGAGCCTCACCTCAAAGCATACCAAGATTGGATGGAACAAATAATCGAAATGTTGCCAACAATATATCATTATTCTTGGTACGACATTGAAAGAAAAATTACTTCGTACAAAACTCATTGGGGCAAATTTTGGAAATCAATGTACAATTTAGAAACAGACGACACTGCAGAAAATAATGTGTGCTTTGACAAACCGTGGAGCGAAGTGACAGAAGATGACATTAAAGTGCTAGCACAACGCTTAGAGGAAGAAAAAGGAGGCCATATTTTTCATTCTAAAGTAGATTGGAACAAAGTTGTTCCATGGATTGAGCTTACAAAACCTGGCCCATTGAATGGTTAAAATTGTATTGAAACTAAATTTATTGTATCTCTTAGCAGAATCAAGAAATTTCCGGAATGATGGCTGGTGTCAAGAAGGGTATAAAGAGAAATACAAAGAAGCACTGAAAGATTTTATTATCAAGTACCCGTCCCTCCGCGATGTGCCTCGAAAATAATTGTACACTTAAGGTTGGCATGTTATGATATTAAGTAACACAGGAGCATTATGTTATTACCTACAGGCAAGCCACATGTCTCGTTTTCAGAAGTAAAAGTTTGGAAAGAATGTTCCTATCGCCACAAGCTTGCATATGTTGATAAATTAGATACATATGAAGTGAACCCTTATGCTGACTACGGTACAGCCGTTCACAACGCGATAGAGAACTATCTTAAAACAAAAACAATGGATATACCAACGTGTCATGCAGAAATCGCAAAAAAATGGATAGAAAATGACTACAGGGGCGAAGCATATCTAGAAAAGATGAAACCAAATAAGTGGTACAAAGATCTCCCAATAGAAGAATGGCAATCATATGCAACAGATGTTCTAGAGTCCTTTCCAGGCTGGCTTGATAATCAATTCCCAGAATGGGAATTAGTAGATGCAGAACACCAACTATACGAATCAATCGAAGGACATGATGGAGTTTCATTTAAAGGGTTTGTAGATTGCCTTCTGAAATGTAAAGACAAGAAAGGAAAAGAGCTCTTGTGGGTCATTGATTGGAAAACCACTGGTAAAGCTGGTTGGTTTGGAAAGCAAAGGAAAGATTTTCTAAAAACATCGCAAGTAGGTCTCTACAAGCGATATATTTCTAGAAAGCTAGGAATAGAGCTCAAAGATATAAGGTGTGCTTACGTGTTTCTCAAGCGAGGAGCTAACAAAGAAAAGTGTCTGGACATCTTCACTGTTTCAGTGGGCCCTAAATTCGTCGAAAGAGCTGATAAAATGGTAGATTCGATGGTAAAAAATGTCAAGAAAGGCTTTGCAATGAGAAATTATAACTCATGTCGCTTTTGTCCTTTCGCAAACTCGGAGCACTGCAATGGCGGTCAATGGTAAAAAGAAGATTCTGATGTTATCAGATCATGCTCTAAGTACGTCTGGCGTAGGTGTACAGAGCAGATTTTTAATTAATGGGCTAGTTGATACTGGCAAATATACTTTCCGACAATTTGGAGCAGCAGTGAAGCACCAAGATTATCGAGTAAAGAAAGTTTCTGATGATTTTATTATCAAGCCAACCGATGGATTTGGTACACCAGAAATGTTGAGGTTGGCACTAGCAACAGAGAATCCAGATCTTATTCTCATCTTCACAGATCCTAGATTCTTCCATTGGCTTTTTTCAATGGAAGACGAAATACACCAAGTGTGCCCTATCGCATACTGGCATGTTTGGGACAATAAGCCATACCCGAAATTTAATGACATGTACTATGAAGCAACTGATTTACTAGCATGCCATTCTCATCACACGTATGAGCAGTTGCAAGAAGTGTATCCAGACAAAACGCACTTTGTTCCTCACACAGTACCGTCTGACGTTTATTTTGAAATGGAATCAGAGAAAATAAAACAAGCAAAGAAAAAATGGTTGCCAAATAAAGCTGATTGGTTCACTGGTTTTTGGATTAACAGGAATGCTAGAAGAAAAAGACCGAACGATTTGTTATGGGCTTGGTCTAAATTCGTTGATAGGCTAGAAGAAGAGGAAGGTCACAGGAAAGCTGTACTATTGATGCACACAGACCCATTGGACCAAGAAGGACCTAACTTACTAGCTCTTCGTAATCATTTTGGTTTGCAAGAGAACGTAGTTTTCTCAACAGATAGAATTGGATTCGAACAGTGTAACGAGTATTATAACATAGCAGATTTTACTATAAACGTTTCACATAGTGAAGGCTTTGGCTTGAGTACACTCGAGTCTATGATGACAGGTACCCCCATCATTGCACCAGTGACTGGTGGGCAGACTCGACAGGTGATCGACTACCGAAACAATACTCACAATGGAATAGCATTGCCGATTGAATTCCAATCAATGGTAGGTAATCAAACTGTACCTTACATCCTCGAGGACTATACGTCGGTAGATACGATTGCAGAGTCTATTTATGACATGTACCATATCAAACAACTACCAAAAGGTTACAGAAACTTATGCAACAAAGTAAAAGCTTATGCAAATCATGAGTTTAATTACGAAAATAGGGTACTCCAGTGGGATAACTTGCTTGAACATACTATCCAAACGTGGAAAACACGGTATAATCGCTACAACATGGAGGTACTGTGATGGCACACGTACATATTAGGGGTCCGCTTCTATCGATTTCTGGTTATGGAGTACACGCTAGACAAATCGCAAGATGGGCTTTCACACAAAATTTCCATGTAACAGTTGAAATTTTACCGTGGGGAAATACTCCATGGTATACTGATAGGAACGAATGTAACGGCTTGATAGATAAAATAATGGAAGCTTCTACTCCTTTAGTTACGAAGCCTGATTATTCTTTTCAAATACAGCTTCCACACGAATGGGACAATACGTTAGCAAGGAAAAATTTCGGAGTTACAGCAGCTGTAGAAGCTGATAAATGTTCTGAGCAATGGGTACAGGCATGTCTTAAGATGAATCATGTGATTGTACCAAGCGAATTTGCCAAAAGATGTTTGGTTAATTCTGGCCTGAAATCAAAAAGAGTAACAGTTATACCAGAGTCATTTATAGATGCGTGTGACGAATCTCGAGATGACATCAATCTAGAATTTGAAACTGATAATAATTTCTTGATGCTTGGACAAATGAGTGGCACGTGGGATACCGACAGAAAGAATACAGCTCAGACCATAGCTCTTTTCTGTGATGTGTTTGCCAACCGAAAAGATGTAGGCCTGATTGTAAAAACTAACTCTGGTGGGAACTCAACAGTCGATAGGGCTTATTCCCGTGATCTTTTGAAATCTATAGTCGACCAAGTGCGTTTGACAAATTTTCCCAAAGTTTATTTCTTGCATGGATACTTAAAAGAGAAGGAAGTGGCATCATTATATCAACATTCAGACGTAAAGGGGTTAATTTCATTAACCCACGGCGAAGGTTTTGGGCTACCGTTGCTTGAAGCAGCTGCTTGTGGACTTCCAGTGTTGGCAACTAATTGGTCTGCACATACAGAATTTCTAAATTTAGGTAATTGGACGAAGGTTGACTGTGAAATTCAAGAAATACCAAAACATAAAGCAGATGGCACCGTCTGGATAGAAGGCTCCAAATGGGCGTATCCTAACATATCAACAGCCAAATCTGCTATGAAAAATTTTGTAAACAACAACGATGCATTAACACAAGAAGCTTTAGAGATGAAAAAGAAGATCAAAAGTGCATATTCATTCAAAAAAATCTCATATCGATATGATAAATTCTTTAAGAGGTGGATATGATTTGGATTCTAGGGGCATATAGCCTCACTGTTACAGTTTTGTTGGTGTTATCTGTTTATTATAATATTAAATTTGGCCGAGCTCTGATAAGAATGGAAGATGCACTCGAAATATCTCTCGATAGGCTAGACGAAAGATATGAATCTATTTCTAAAGTACTAGAAATCGATTTGTTTTATGATTCACCTCAGATTCGTCAGGTTGTAGAAGATATAAAAGAGTGTCAAAAAAGTATACTTTACGTTGCAAATGAGATCGGCCGTCTCGAGGAGATTCAAGATGGCGAAGAAGAAGATAGTTAAACGACGAAGAGGAAAGTCTAAGGCTAAAAATAAGGGGTATTTCAGAAAAGAGCATCAAGATGCGATTGTGGAATTTTGCAAAACAGAGTGCCCAAAAGAAAAAGATAGGTTATACACGGACATTATTAGAGAAGCACTTGAAAAGCTTTCTGAAAATCTTATCTACGTATATGGTTTTCACAAGCAGCACGACAATGTAGATGTTCTCAAGCAAGACTGTGTCATTAATTTGTATGAAACATTACACAAGTTTGACCCGGAAAAAGGGCACAGAGCCTTTTCATACTTCAATGTAGTTGCAAAACATTGGTTGATCATTCATTCTCGTAAGAAAAACAAGCGAAAGTTTCGAATGGTATCGATAGATGACCCAGATAATGAAATAAATGTAGACGCTTTGTTTCACCGCAATGGCCAATACGTAGCACCACCATCAACAAGGCTAGAGCAAGAGGAAAAGAACGCAGAAATACTTGCACTTTTCAAAGAAATCAGAAAAAGAGTGCGTAATGAACGAGAAGTTAGGTGTGTAGATGCGATCATAGAGATATTTAATAGGGTCGACGAGCTTGATTTCTTAAACAAGCGCGCGATTTTTGTTTATGTTAGGGAATTTTCAGGGTTAAACTCAAAACAATTGTCTATGTGTATGTCTTCAATTCGAAATATATACCGACAGTTGAACGGTTCAGGAAAGGAGTTCGATATATTATGAGCAAAAAAGAAGATCCAGTAATGACATTCGACGATGTGTCGAGGAAAACAGAGCAGTTCGGTGCCTTACTCGAATCAATCGAGAATCTAGAAGATAAAAAGAAGCACCTCTGGCGAGAGATATACGAAAATGCCATCGTAGATCGCATGAATGCGTACATGTTGTTCACCGATGTGTATGGTTGTATGACAGGCGATAAGGCAGATCACGTAACTCTAGGGCCAATGATGGCGAAGTATATCGAAAGAATGAATAAGTCTAATGATCAACTTCTTAAGTTGGCAGACTTAATTGCGAAAGAAGAGGAAAGGGCTGCACAGATTGACCCTGACAATCTATTCGCACAAATCCAGGGAATGTAAATGCCAGTGAATAGAAATGTTGGTCCCGATTTAACATCGACAGACCCAAAAGATCTTGCAAAAGGCGCAGGATATGCAGCGGCTTCAGGTGGACCTGCTGATGCTGTGTTCGCTAAAGCTATTGTTTTGGAAATAGTGACTACGCCTGATGATCTTATCGACTTATTTGACGATCAGCCAGAAGAAGGCGATGCAGAATCTGAAAATCCATTCCACCAAAAGATTCAAAATGAAGTTTCTGCAAAGAGAGCTCCTCGAGGGGCTTTGCTTGTCAAACTATTATCTGATGTTTCTAGTCCTCAGGTTATATGTGCGTATCCAATGATGCCATCGCACATCATGTTTCCGGTAGCTGTTGGTGAATTAGTTTGGATTTATGCTAACGGTCCAGATTTTTACTGGCTTTCTAGAGTTGCAGGATCTAATATTTCTGAAGATACAAATTTCACACACGTTGATAGAGATTTAGAGACGCCTGTAAATAAAGAATCGGACGCTAAAGATAAGCAAGACCAAGAGAAAGGTGCACTCAAGAGATTCATTGCAAGGTTTAATAACGGGCTAGCCGGTAATACTGGTGGAGCAACGACAGCACCTGTTGGTTTCGGCCCAAAAGAAGTCAAAGAGGAAGCGGTTTTTACAAAAAGCTTTACCGAAGCGGTTCCTAGATACACGCCAAGACCTGGTGATTTGGTCTTGCAAGGATCGAACAATACTTTGATTTCTTTCAGTACAGATAGAGGTTGGTCCAAACTTGATGAAGATTTTTCAAGGTCAAATGCTCACGACGAAGTCGAGCTAGGTACAGGCTCTATTGACATTGTCGCAGGTAGAGGCAGAATAGAAAACCCAGAAGAAGAGTTTACACCATCTGACGAGGAAAATGAAGGCACAGAACCAACCAGAACAGCGTTCAGAACGATAGTCACCGATGAAGGAAGCATAGAAAACAATAAATTATCCAAACAAAATGAAGAAACCATCAATCAAGCAGAAGGAGATCCGGATTTCTATACTGATGCATCTAGGATTTACGTTAGTATGCATGCAAAAATCGATGAACGGCTGACTCTTTCAGAAAGCATACCTGTGTTAGCGTTAGAAGCACAGCCAGAAGACATGACTGCGCCTGCAGTTGCTATAAAATCGAACGAAATAAGAGTTGTCGCAAGACATGATGGCTCTATAAGGATAGTCAAAGAAAAAGGCGACCCAAATAAAGACGAAGACGAAGGTTTAGGTGCTAGCATTATAATGCTGCCAGACGGAACAATCCACATTACCGGAGAACAAATTTTCTTAGGGAAATCAAAGGACGAAGGTGGACATGAAGATACAGAAGGCCCGTATTCACCCGGATCTATGCAACCCTATATTAAGTTTTCTGTCATGAAAGAGTATTTAGAAGAGTTGCATGCGAACATTGATAAATTTTGCCAAACTACATTGACGCACACGACGCCTGGATATGGAGCTCCGTCGCCTCAGCTCAATCAAGCTGTCGGAGATCTCAAAGCAGACATGGCCGCAAACAAAGCAAAAATCGAAGAACTACAATCAAAAAGAATTTTTGGAGAATAAAAATGCCATTAGCAGCAGCAAAACCACTATTAGAAATAGAAATAAAAGCAGCTTTCAAAAATGTTCTGAAAGCAGGAGAAAAGGATGGAGCAAATCCTGACAAAATAATAGCTGATCTCGCACAAGCCTTAGCTACTGCGATCGATGCGTATGTAACATCGGCTCAAGTAGTAACCACAGTGACTACTGCAGTTGTTGGTACAGCCGCCCCTGTACCTCCAGCTGGTGCAGCAGGTGTTGTAGGTGCTGGATCTGGTGCTGGTAACGGAAATTTACTCTAAATTTCTTGTCATGGCCTAATTACAATAGAGGTGATATATGAGCTTGACAGGAAATCAAACGAGAAAATCATATTCGTTTAAGAGTGCAGGGAAAAGTAAAGCAGAAATTGACGCAGAACTGGCCATAGCACCGAAAAAATTACCAATCGGTATTAAAACTCCGATTCAAATCTCTAGAGATACAGGTCTCTTCGAGATGCACACTGACATTGCAAAACAGATTTCAGACAATCTCAGAAATCTTATTATGACAAATCACGGAGAAAGATTAGGCTTTTATGATTTTGGTGCTAATCTCATGCCGCTAGTCTTTGAGTTAGGCACAGACGAAGCTGATCAAAAAGCGATCGATAGAATTAGCAATACTGTGAGAAAATACATGCCTTTTGTTTCTCTTCTTGGTTTTCAAGTTTTTGTAGATCGAAATGACAATAAAGAAGTGGGCAAGGTTGGAATACAAATCACATACAATATACCACTCATTGATCAAGCAGTAAGATCTATGGAAGTGATGCTGTACGTCGGAGGATAAGCATGGCAGATAATATAAAAAATAAATTTGGACTACAAAGAAAGAGGAACTATCTTAATAGAGACTTTTCAGATTTCCGAAATGAGTTACTACGGTACTCAAACACGTATTTCAAGGACAAAATACAAGATTTCTCTGAAGCTTCACTAGGAGGTCTGTTGCTAGATATGGCTGCATACGTTGGTGACAACATGTCATTTTATCTAGATCACCAATTTAGAGAGCTCAATCCAAACACAGTTGTAGAAGCACAAAATATAGAAACAATGGTTAGAAATGCTGGTATTAAAATTATGGGTAATTCGCCGGCGTCTGCAACAGTTGATTTCTATATAGAAGTACAGACAGAAAAAGACGCAAATAACGTTGTAATACCAAAAGCAACATGTATACCAACGATTAAAGACGGTGCAAAGCTACAAACAAACACAGGCATAGTTTTTAACCTTACTGAATCTATAGACTTTTCAGAGAAAACTGTCAATGGAGCTTACGCAGCGGAAGTCACTGCGATAACAAACTCTGCAGGTATTATAAATTCTTTTGTTTTCAAAAGATCAGCCCTGTGTGTTTCGGGTACAACGACTACACAAACAGTCGATATACCAGCCACTTACATACCTTTCAGGACTCTTACGTTAGATAATCAGCATGTGACAAGTATATTGAGGATGTATGACTCGGAAGGAAACGATTATTACGAAGTAGAGTCTCTTGCGCAAGATACAGTGTTTAAGAAAAATCGATTATCAAATGGAGATACATCACTAGAAGTCATAGCATCTCCTTATCGATATACTTCATCAACAGACATCACTAGTAGGCAAACGACTGTAAGGTTTGGTTCCGGAAACGGCTCGAACATACTAGAAAACAAAGTGCCAGACCCCTCAGACATGGCATTACCTCTGTACGGCAAGCAAACTTTCAGCTCTTATTCTCTTGATCCGAATAGATTACTTAAATCTCCCTCTCTCGGTGTTTCACCAACAGATACAATGATGACAATTATTTATCGATACGGCGGTGGAGCCGATCACAATGTCGAGCCTCAAGCAATAGTTCAAGTGAATGAAGTAGAATTCGAGTTTTTGCCAGGTGTACCATACGATGAATCACAAAGCATAAAAAATTCTTTAGCAGTATCCAATCCGGCAGCTGCTAGTGGTGGTGCTGCAGCCCCTTCTCTATCTGATTTGAAAAATTTTGTCACAGCTACAAGAACAATGCAAAACAGGGTAGTTACTACAGAAGATCTATTGGCACGAATTTATACGTTGCCAACTGAATTTGGTATAGTCTATCGTGCTAATGTTTTGCCGAACCCTGAAAATGCCCTTTCGTCGATCCTATATGTCGTTTCAAGGGATGCAACTGGCTTGTTAGTTTCTTCTTCAGATGCTCTTAAGAAAAATTTATCGACATACTTGAATGAATTTAGGCTGATTGGTGATGCAATGGATGTTCTGGATGCTGACGTTGTCAACTATAGAATAAACATAACATGTCGTATATCGCATAATTCAAATAAATACGAAGTGATCTCACTTATCATAAGAAAAGTGAGGGCATTATATACAGCCGATACTATGGCACTAGGAAAACCCATTGTGGTCAGCGATATTATGAATGTCGTTATCAACCAACCTGGTGTCATTGGTGTTCCAGCTGGTGGAATTAAACTAACAAACATCGCAGGTACCGTACAAAACAAGACTTATTCTCCAACTCTAAAGAACTTGGATCTTGCAGAAAAAGACGGCATGTATTTTGCAGAACCTTACGAAATATTCGAATTAAGACACCCATCAAGCGACATAGTCGTTACAGTATTGTAGGAGAACAAAATGATATTTCACCATACAGGGTCAAAAGATTCTTACATAACTAACAAAATTATCGGAGGGGCTCGAAGAGCTACTGGAGGCAACGTTGGATACGCATCAACTATCGATCTATTCAAGCTCTATGGTGAATCTACGCTGCAAGGATATAAAGGATCATGTACGATTAGTAGCACAACTACAGATTACGCTGGCACAGAAGCAGCTTGTGTAGCTGCAGGCGGTACGTATAATACCAACTTGATAGAGAAATCAAGAGGATTGATTCAATTCGATCTAGATCATTTATCCGGATCCCTAGAAGACATCACCGGTGGTTCGGAAATATTAACAAATTCTAGTCTAAAAATAAAATTAGTCATGAAAGATGTGCAAGGTGGTCAAGTTGCCCCGTCTAATTTCACTTTGAAACTATTTAGAGTCACAAAAGCATGGGATGAAGGCATTGGAGACAACATTGTGGGTTTTGCTGATGAACAAGCCGTTTCTTGGATTTCATCGTCCGCTGGAAATAACTGGACAGCTGCAGGTGGAGACTACCATGAGACTGCTCCTACGCCAGTTAGCCAGACATTTACTACTGGAACAGAAGATTTGGAGATGGATGTCACTTCTTGGGTGAAAGCTGTGTGGGCTGAAACATACACCAATCTTGGTTGGCTTCTTAAGTTTGATTCTGCAGCAGAAACAAATACTTCTTCTTATTTTGTCAAAAGGTTTGCGTCTAGACACACAAGAAATCCTTTTCTTAGGCCTAGATTGGAGTGTTCTTGGGAAAATTACCATTTAGATGACCGACTAGGTTTCGATGCTAATACCTCTAATGCTTTGTCGATAAGAAATTATTCCAAAGGTATTCCAACTGCGCTAGGTTCAGCACCTACACTTTCTTTGTTGTGTGGTGCTTGGTCAAAAACTGGCATCTCATCTTCTGCAGTGTCTCTTGCTGGTAAAGCCCAAGTTGGAATGTATCAAGCATCTGTAAATATGAATATTACAACTAGCGATTACTCAGGTTTAACGGCTTCTCTGATAGCTTCTGGTTCCCTCAATATAGAAGAGCGATGGTATGTTGGCACTGTGTTAGTACATTCCGGCTCGTTTACTTTAAGAAATCCACAATCATCGGCAACTTCTACACCTCGAGATTATCGTATATCTATATTAGATCTCAAATCAAAGTATACAACGAAAGACACGCCAATGATTAGACTATTCATTCGAGATAGAAATTTAGCCAACGAAGCAGTTCGGATACCGATCAAGCTTAAGTCACAAATTATTAACAAAGCTTATTATCAAATCAAAGACACTAATTCACAAGCTATCTTAATACCATTCTCGGATAAAATTGTTGTCCCAAATGAATCTACTCGCATATCGACAGATGGGGATGGCATGTATTTCAATTTTCCTGTAAGTGTTTTACCAAGAGGAAGAACATATACGATAGATATAGCGTTTTATGATCGAAACAAGCGAAGAATATACGAATCTAACCAAGCTTTTAGGGTGGAATAATGAAAAATCTGTTCAACAAGTCTTCTATCCAAAGACACAAAGAAGAGAAATCTGTCGTAAGAAATGTAACAGGCGATGTATTAGAAGAATATAGCCCGGGTGTTTCTGAAGATTTGTGGACAAATGATCCATTGGGTACTGGCATCAAGAACACCCAGCAACTGCTTGTAGATTGGTCTGACTATTCACAACATGTGTTCTTTAATAGTGCAGAAGGAAAAGTGAATTTGGCTTTCGACCAAATAATAAATGGCTATCCTTTTGATGGCAGCGCTGCTGAAAAAGCACAGTTCCTTTCTTCTATCGGTGGTTTCACAAAGCATGTACTTGATAAATTCGCAACGAACTTAGGCTATTTTAATTTTAATGGTACAGCTTCTCCGACGACCAACAATGTATTTCTAGAAGTAAATGATTCTACCGGTAAATTAGCACCTGATCTAGCCAAAAAAGTGGGTGAAGCAAAGGCAACAGAAGGATTTCATAATAGCGGAACAACACATGAAATGTGGGTGTATATCCCAAGCGATTTTGATGCAAACAACTCTTCTATAGTTCGAACTTTATATCAGAAAAAAGAAGCTTATCATGTGTCTACACACCCAAAAGCTGACGAAAGAGGTGTCACAATATATACAAAGCGACAGAAAAGAGCTATATCTGGCGTCCAAACAGAAGTTTTTGATATAAGTTTTCATGTCTCATCTGGTTTATTCAAAGCTATAAAACATACTATGACAGATTTGGCCGTTAATACATGGCATCACATTGCATTTGTGTACGAAAGAGCTAGTACAGAACGCGTTATAGGTTATTTGAATGGAGTACAACACTCTATAACCACAAACTCTAGAGCAGAACTCGATGATATACAGATGGGAGACGGTACAATCCGACTAGGTTACGGCTCAAATCATAAATCATTTGCTGATCCTACATCTCACATGGCGTCTCCCACAGGTACTTTGGCAAATAATTATTTTAGAGGTCTACTTGATGAATTTAGGGTCTGGTCATCAGTGAGGACTCAGAAACAAATATTTGCAAACATGCATAAGAACATTAGTGCGCAATCAAACTTACAATTGTATTATCGATTTAACGAACCTACAACTGTAATACCTACAGGTAAAACTTCGACGTATTCGGCTGCCTCAATTGTCTTAGATCATTCTGGTAATTCTCTACATACGCAGATAATAAACTTAAATTCAACCCTACATGATCCAAAAGGCGCATTTGGAAGTGTCAGTACTCCATTGTCAGTCGAGCTATCTAAAGATAACCCGATCTTGTTTCCTGATTGGTTACCAAATTCAACCCTGAACCAGAGCATGCTGATAGATGCAAACCATTATGACAGAAACAACCCGAATCTAATAACGAAGTTAATACCGCAACATTATTTTGAAGAAGCTGAATTTTTCGAGGGCATAGAAACTGCTTTTGAAACGCCTGAAGAAATGAAAACAAAAGCAACAGAGCATCCTCTACCTGGGCATGCACAGATGCCCACAAGGGTCGTGATGCTTTCCATTCTTCTAGTTTGGGCGAATTTCTTCGATGATATAAAATTATACATTGACAATTTTTCCCTTCTTGGTAAAGTCACGTATGATACGTACAATCAAATTCCACCACAGTTGATTCAATTTCTTTCTGACTATTATGGGATTGCTCTTCCGAACCCTTATGCGAATGAGAACCCTGCAAAGTTTCGAAAGGGAGAAAACATAGAAAATACTTCTGGCGTAGGAGTACCGCTAAGTGAAACGCTTGATAAAATGTGGAGACGCATTCTAATTAACCTTCCGTGGCTTTTGAGATCTAGGGGAACTTTGCAAGGTATAAAAGGTCTTATGAACACACTAGGTGTTGAAGCTGATTCTGTGTTTAAGTTCAAAGAATATGGTGGTGCTATATCTAAATCGATCACTTCAGGTCGGACAAAAGTGAAAAAGACATGTGGCTTTCTTAATTTCCAAAAGCTAAATTATTTGGAGTCTTCTCCTTTGTGGGCATATCGACATGCACCCGGTGGAGATGACCCCTCTGGTGGTCCAGCAGTTGGTGAGATCTTGTTCCAATCAGGTGACATAATAATATCGACAGCAGACGGGCCTCCAGTACCGACTTTATTTACGTCTGGATCGTGGGCTTGGGAAGGTCGATACCAAATGCTGAAAACTGAAACCACTTCTTCGTTGTTCCGTATAGAAAACGACAACAAAGTGATGGTGAATCTTGTTGCAATGAGGGCACAAAATAGCACAGGCCCCGATTATACTCTTAGATTGTTTCTCGATGGTCACAAAGCTAGTAGTGCTCCTGTCGAATTAGATTTGCCAAATGTGAATATATGGGATGAAAATCCTTGGTACATTTCTGTAGACAATAAGTGGGGTGCAACTGAGAATACTCTGTCTGTAAGATGCATCAAAACCTCTGGTGAATACATAGTAGAACATCATTCTGCTTCTATAAATTATGGCAAGACAGCTGCAGCAAAATCAGGAAATGTTTTACACAATGGACTGCCATTGTTTGCGATAAATGATACATCACCTGCAACTTTAGCGGACAAGGTGAAATTTGCGATAGGAACAAACGCATCAAAAACTTTTGATCAAGCAGCTGGTTCCTTGAATTACTCAACTCTATCTACAGAGAAGAAGCTACAGTCTCATGCAACAACTTACTCTGGCCAATTGTCTCACATGAGGTTTTGGACAAAATCTCTCACTAGAAATGAGCAGATAGAACATGCATACAATCCGTTTTCTGTTTCGACCGAATCACCAATCGATTCATTCGCATTTCCAAACAACCCAATTATTCAATTGAATACAACGAGTGCTGGAAATGAATATTACGAAACCATACCTTTGGGAAAATATCCAAGTAGCTATTCAGGTACCCTGCCAGAGGGTTCTTGGAGTCGATTGAGACAATCTTTTGATATGTTGCAACAAGATTATACGTTTGGTTCTAGCACGCTGTCCTTGACGGACACAACCCAGAACAATGATCACATCACCCTTAATGGTTCTGATGGTGGATTGTTTAAAGCAGATTTCATACACACGGTTGTAGGCTCTGATTTTGATTCAAACTCTACAAGCAATAAAATACGGATACGATCATTTCAAGACAAGCAAACTGCAAAAGACAATTTCGCTTTCCATGGGAACATGACTGAATTACCTTTCGAAACCGGCATCGATGATAGAAGATTCTCCATCGAAAGCTCTCTTGTCCATGCTCTTAATGCTGATATGGTAAATGTACTTGGGAATTTAGAAAAGCTGAATAATTATCTGGGTGCACCCGAGATGGAATACGCAGTAGAGTATCCTGAGATAAATAAAATCCAGGACATATATTTTCAACGATTATTAGGTATACCAAATTATAACGTAATGATAGAATTTCAGAGATGGTTTAACAATAATTTTAGCTCACTAATAGAGCAATTTATTCCGCATACTGCTGATTTCTTAGGGATCAATTTTGTCATAGAATCACATTTCCTAGAAAGGCATAAGATGGAATATAAACAAGGTGATGTACACGTTGATATACGAGATCGACAAGCATTTTCACAAGAGCCGCTGTTTTTGGGTACAATTAGATCGGAGATTACGTAATGGCGATAAAAACAAAAAACTCACGAGATACATATCGATCTAATGTCAAAGCTCTTCCCATGCGACAGAATGGTTTGGAAGCACAGTATCAAGGAATAGATGTCACAGAGGTGAATATAGACCATTCTGGCTTACCTATGCTTGCTCGAGGCGGCTTTGGTAGTTTGAGAAATTTCACTAAAGTAAACAAAGAATATATTGTTGACGTCGATGTTGAAGAGCATTTCCCTAGGGCTGCCATTATTTTTGATTTCCCTTATAATAGTGGCCAGAAAGTATTCACACCGTTTGCAAATATTAACCAACTTAATGGCAATACTTTATCAATCACGAGCTCAAATAACATATCAAGAGTCTTTGAGTTCACTACTTGGGGTTCTTCTACGAATGGAGTTGTTATAGGGCAGGGCCCGGCGGTGGCTACTGTAACATTATCTAATACTGCGATCGCAAATTTTTATGATAAAGTAGTGAGAATAACTAATACGAGCGGAACTCTCAGAAGATACATACTAAAAAATACGGCGATCACAAACACCGGAACAACTATAAGTTTGGACCCTGGAAGTGGAGCAGTTGACCACGTGATTGTAGGAATACAAGGCTTGACATATTCTACCGCTGTAAACCAATTAATAGCCGCGATAGAAAGCACCAATGGTCACAACGGCTCGATCTTTGCTGAAGAGTATGGCACTGGCATTCTTCGTTTGACACAGGTAACTGGGGGAAGTGCTGGTAACGCTACAATAAGAGCTCAAGTGACCCCTCTAGATAGTTCGTCTACGTGGGCAACTGTTGGAATAGGTTCTACTACTGGGTTTGCTGGCGGTGGTGCGAATAATAATTATGCTATCAAGATTCACAATAACAAGTACAGTGCCAATGATCTTATCACTGAAACTACTGGTTCTATAACAACAGCATTCGGAGAGGAAATATTTTCATTTGTCACTTATTTGTCCGGCAGTGGAGAAACATTGGGTGATGAATTCGTACCAGTTACGAGAGATAAAATTTATCTCAACATGCTATCCGGCACAAAAGGTTCAGGCGCAATTTCTAAAACAGGTACCGGTTTCTCTAATGTCACTGCAAGTATGCATGATGGTGCTGGTAACGGCCCTTTTGCCATTTTAGACGTTACAACAGATACCTTTGAGAACCAAACAGAAAATCACAAGTGGAGATTAAACGGCTTCAAGCATCATGTGACAAACGAAAGAATGTTTTATGAAGACCTCCGAGTTGACATGCTGCAATCAGTGACTCCTCATCGTCGAAGAAGGTCTGGTTATCTTCATAGGCAGCCACAAGTTTCCACCGGTGCAATCACTAGTCTTGGTACTACAATTGTTAATATGGACACAGTCATCACTACTACAATTGACCCGACTGGTGAAACTCGATACACGAAAAAGCTATCAGACGAAACTTTGATACGGCAGACTCCGAAAAGACAAGAAATTTTTGGTACGTACAGGGGAAACCATCAATGGCGAGAAGATATACATTACCTGCATGCTGACCAACAAACTTGGACGCACATGGAAATGCAAGCCACAC